TTGTTTTTAGGGGCTGCCATTTAATTTCTCACTTGATAATCCATTTATATTGCTCATAAAGCTTTGCGGCTTCATCCAGTTTTTCAAACGCGTTTTGTTTTTTGTAGCCGGTTTGGCCGCTGATCTTTGTATTCATGGTGGTTTTACTCGTAATAATTGCGTCTACAAAGGCTTTGTGATAGTCTAAGTCTCTAGCGTGTGCTTGGATAGCAGTATCGTGTACCCAACATGTAATAGCTAAGGCCATGATGAGATCATCGTTATAACCTTTCATGGCTTGGGGCCGGCCATTTTTCCAAATAAATGTTTTCATTTCATTAATCGTGCGCGCAGAATATATCTTAATTAGTTTATTTCTGATAAACTCCTCTAATTTTGCGACTATGAGTGGACGTGTTTTAGAGGTGGTGGAAAATCCCGCTATAGCCGAGGACCGTGCTTCGGCTTGATGCTGTTCAATGTATTCGTGCGTAGATTTAATAGAATAATATATATTAGGATAACCGTATTCTACCAGTTTGTCAAGTACTGTATATCCAATATTATTGTTTTCTACTACCATCATCGCGTTTCCGAACTCACGGCCGACTTGATTTAGCATATTCGCAAACATATCGGGAGTAGGTTTTCCTTGATATTCTCCAATAATCTCAAGTGTTTCTAACTTTAGAACATGAAATGTAGAAAAGTCTGCACCGTCGCCACGGGAAACATCCACCACTATTATATAATTTGATGTAGGCTCATATTCTTCCCAAATCCAAAAATTACGATCAAAGCCGGTGCGGTGCTTGGGTTCGCGTACATTCGCTAACAACCATTGCATACACTCCGGATCAATAACGGTCTCTCCCGAGGTGTTGAAATTACATTGTAACTCTTGTGCGATTTGGCGTTTAGACATATTTTTAGTCTCTTTCTTGTACCATTGCTCGTCGCGATCCGGGTGCACATCCCACGGCAACGTTGTCAATTTAAAGTTATTTGAGCCGGCTTCTGCATCACTACATGTTTTATGAAACCAGTTTCCTACACCATTAGGGGTTGACAACGCAATGCAGCGACCACCTGTAGATAGGGTGGGATATAGACCAGTCCATAGTTCTTCTAGTCCTTCGATGTGGGCGGCCTCGTCGAGCACCAAAAGAGACAGCGCTTCGGAACGACCAGCATCACCAGAGGTAGAAGCTGCCTTAATCGAAGAGCCATTAGATAGTTCGAAAGAAGTGCGGTTGTCAACGCTGATAGTGGAGATCTTTATCCAATCTGGGAGTTGGCGCATAATACCTTTAACCTTTTTGACGAGGTTTCCTGCCGTGGCAAACTTGGTAGCCATAACGAGGATAGCCTTGTCGCGGTGGAACAACATCATCCACACAATATAGCCAGCGGTGATCGTAGAGATGCCAAGCTGCCGTGCTTTTAAAATGACGTTAAATCTATAATCATTAAAGTCATTCAAAAGTTCGTCTTGGAAGTCATAAGTGTCAAACAAAATCAGCCCATGCATCGGGTGAGATATACGAGCGTAGGTCTTAAGAAAGTATGCCGGGTCTTTACCGCATTTTAGGATTTCGTTGACTTGCTGTTTCTTGTCTAGTTGAAAGCTCATTCATCATCTACGATTTCTATGTTAAGGGCTTCTTCGAGGGGAGATGATTCAGGGGTCTCGATAACTTCTTCTTCCGGCGTATCTTCAATAGCAGTCGCTCTCGCAACTTCTTCCATAATGATCTCTTTGAGACGCGCAATCGAAATTTTCATGATTCTTTCTTCCTCGTATCGTTAGAAGGGCGCTTGCCTTTCCAGCCCCCTAGATTAAGGAAAGTTTCCCAACTTTTTTCAACTGGGTTGGTGGACCCTTGGTTATCATCGTTCATGGCCTCTTCTAAGCCACCGACCTTGTAATGTTGTTTCGCCAACACCCAGGTACGAACCCGTGAAGAGTTTTCTACACGAATATCAATTTCGCCTTCTTGAGTTAAGGTGACCGATTCGCCGGTAATCTTTTTATATTCTTTCTTTAACCATCCGGCAATGTCAGCGATGCGTTGTTCGGTATCGCTTTCAAACCCCGAGGCATATACTTCTTTAAGCTGAATCTCAGACTGATAAGTAAGGCACATCATGTTTCCATAAAACTTCACATTGAAGCCGTCCATTACTCGCTGATCAATTAAAGCGTCTCCTTCTTCTCTACGAAGAATTCCCGGCTTTGCCGGCTCGTAGTCTTCGCCGAGTGCGCCATCATATGAATTTGCGGCGGCTTGTGATAATCCTTGTACAATCTCGTAAACTGTTGCCATTATTTTATTCCTCTAAATTGGGTCTCCAACCTGTATTCCATCTTTCTTCTCTGTCTTCGACATATTTAATGTAGCATGGATGGCAACAATCAAATTTGAGAAGACATACGTCATCCGCCGCTTTTCTTGCCAGCGAGTGGCACACCGGACAACGTTGTAAAGAATCTCTATTAAATAGTTTCTTTGAAACCTTTATACCATTTACATCTATTTTCTCTTGGAAGGTTTCATTCTTATCGGTTTTTTTATATAACTCACGCATTTGTTCGAGATATTCTTTTTCTTTAATCTCGTCCCAGTTTGCGCGTGGATTCTGAATGGTGCTGCTTCCATATTTCTTAGCAATAGCTTGTTCGATAGCAGCTAATTTATCGAAATCTTTGTCACTCATTAAAGAGCCTATAGGCTGCATAAGTACTTAGGATGCCCACGCCAACCCCACCAGCAGCCCACATCCAATTATTGCGAGGGGATTGCTTTAAGAGAGATCTTTGAAGGTGATCAATCTCTTCATCCTTCTGGAAGATTAGAAGACTGCTTTCTTCATGTAGGGCGTTATATTGAATCTCCCAATTACGAAGTTCTAGTTCATAGCTTGCGGCCTCAACTGAAAGTTCATACTCAATTCGTGCTTGGCATGCGAGGTGGGCGGTGGATTGGCGCGCCATGATTTCGGACAGCGCGGGCACATCAAACAACACTCCCTCAAATGGAGCGCACTGCTGGTGTCCCAGAAAAGTAAACTGGCCTGTGTCTGCTGCTTCAGCAGGGCTGCCCAACATTAATAATAGACTAAGGAACATAATCAAATCCGTACATTAACATTATAGTCTCCGCTAGTTCTTCCGGGTCTTGAGAGAATTGTCTTCCGTATTCTTCTCTTCGACTCTCGATCACTTCTAGCAGTTCTTCTTGGCTCTCTTGATAATCGCGCTCTACTTGGTCTAAGGTATCTTTGTAGACCTGTAGGGATTCTTCCATATCCGCCATTTGCTTCTTGTGGATCTCTTGCAGTCCAGCAATCTGCGCTTGCAGAGATTGTTCTGAAGCCTCGTATGCCGCTTGCATCTGTTTATAGTCATAGCGCATTTTGCCCATCACTACGCCAGACAAAAGAACGATCAATACTCCTTTCCAATTCTTTACTAAGAACTGGATGATCAGTTGCTGTGGTGTCACTTGCGTCCCTTGAATCTCTCAACAATGTCGACGGCGCCTTGGGTACCAATGAAGACCGTGCTGATAACTACCCAATCGCCGCTCGTCAAATATCCGGCAAATGCCAAGGCAGACGCAGTTATCCATACCAATAATTTACGAGACGTGAGCTTTAATAGCCACGTATCTAAAAATCCTTTATGCTCAGCCATTAGCTACTCCACAGCCACCAGCCTACTGCCAGTCCATCGAGCCAGACCAATCCGACTAATAGCCACCAGCTTAGGCGGCTAACGCCATCTTTGACTTCGTGCCATACTGACCATCCTAAGTCTAAGGCAACATTCCAAACGTGTCCTGCGGCGGTCACTGACCAGTCCCATACATTTCTTAATAAGCTCATTTTTCTTTCCTCTTTGATTTTGGCTCTTCCATCGGTGCCGAACACAGATGCTCGGCTTCACCTTGTGATAAACCATCGGGTCTTTCCCCGGCTGGTGCGTCTTTCATTGCGCACATAAAATCTCTTTGTTTCTTTGAATAAACTTCATCTAAATAGTTCCGAAGCTCTTCTTCGATATATCCTCGCAAGTCATTTTCGGCCATGCGTTGCTGAGGCTCTACATCTAATTTTCCTTTGTGGAGCGTGCGTAACTCATCAGCCATCACCTCTACATCTTCCAGTGTAAATCCATGGTTATCCATTAGTCCAATTAACATTGCCTCCATTTCATATGGAAGACCTTGCGTATAATACCGAATAGTGCTTAAGTCTCCTTGGCTTACTTCGGCTAATCCTAGCTTTTGCTGTAGTTTTTGAAGAATTCCCATTTTTCCCGCAGGCTCTTTCATATCTTGTGTCGTTGCTGATTGAGCTTTATTATAAAGCTCCCACGCTAATATATCAATCATCTGTTGGTTTACATCAATATTAAAATTTGCTAAGATCTTAATAGCTTCGCGCCGATGTTCTTTAGGGGGACGCCGCAATTCCGGCTCATCATCAATGGCGCCGCCTTCCCAGTCTCCTCCGAGACGAGTATCGGTTCGTAGGCCTCCTTCTTCTTCGGAGCCCTCTGGCCATTCTAGTTCGGCAGGCTCTCTGTCTTCGTCATCTTCGTGTGCTTCGGGCTCATCACCTCCTACGAGGTCAGCCCAGCCTTCACTCAAATCAGCCTTAGAAACACGACCGCCACGGCCCACAACCTTCTGAGTGATTCCGATTGAGAAGGGGTTATCTCCGGTAATAGCGGCAGTAAGATAGTCAATACTCAGATCAATTTGTTCTAGGGCGCCGAGCACATCGACTAAGAGATCTTCCATCTTCTCCGTGGAGAAAGATGCGTCTTGTTCGGTGAGAACCAGAGCAATTTCTTCGCGCAAATATCTCTCTACCACGACGTTTTTAATTTCTTGGTTAATAGTATCTAACAATTGTTTTTGTTTAATCTTCATATGCTTTCAGGTTCCAATTTTATAGGAGGCGACGGCTGTCGTGGGATGTGGATTCCTTCGTTAACTACGCTCTCAATTTCGTTCAATCTTTCTTGTGCTCGATGATGTACACAACATGCGTATGCCAAAGCAAGTAATGCTAGCCCTACAGCCAGCACGTCTACACTCCACAATCTTCGAAGCTTTTCTCTCATTGCAATCCAGCCCAGGTTAACACTATAACTAGTGCGATGATTGTTCC